TAGGCGCGAACACCGAGATCATCGCCGTTTTACAGAAGAGGCGATCGAAATGACAGACCGCGGGGACTCCTTCTCTTCTGTGATCTCCGGTTGCGCAGACAGTTTTAACAAAGCTGCTTTGACGACTTTGTTGTTACCACCAGTGTCACGATGAAGTTTCAAATCATCATAAGTGACATTCAAGGTGGAACGAACTAGGTCGTCATGAGCTTGCATGAGAAACTGAGCTCCCTGCATCAGAACTTGCGTAATGTGTTTAGCATTAGAAACATGCTCCTTGATGCCGTTCACAGTAGCACTGACCCAATCAGGTTGCCCTGATGAGTCGACCTTAGTGCCACTGAACTCAGTTTTGCCTTTGTTAATTTGGTCTTGAATCTTGTCTTGCAACAACTGTCGATCCCCGGCAATGATCCCGATGGGTACGACACTTAGAGTAGAATTGAGAGGGATGAACTCAAAGTGATGAACGATCTCAGCAGTAACCTCGTCAGCAGAGGTGCTGCCTAGAAGGCCAAAACAAACCGGCGTAAAATCCGAAGAATTTGCAGCCGGATAAATTATGTTTGGATCTTTCCACTGCAACCCATTCATAACAGTATTGTACGGCGCCGAACTGTAGGTCAGCCCCGTTGAAAGGACTGGCATCCAGATGTGCTCGGACGAAGTGGCTTCAGGTGTTAAAAACATCTGAATACTAGGCCAAGCGGCAGCCGAAAGAAAATCTGCTACGTTGGCGTTGGTGATTGGTCCATAAGGCCTCCCAGAAAACACCCGCATGTAGCGACTCTGAGGTAGCCCACCATAATAGAGCCTAAACCCACCAGCAACACAGCGATACTGAACAGCACCGGCTATCAGAACGTTGTTGGCCGCGGAAGTTCCTCCGCTGGTCCAAGTGACAGCCGAACTGTTAGCACCGCCAGATGCATAGTAGTAAGAAACGTAACTATAGGGATTGAATTGGAGTCCAAAGACCTTACTTCCATCACCCAAAGTAATAACAGGGACAGTGACCCTGACACGCGACTCAAGCGTGCCGGTTGGTATCAAAGTCCAATCTGGAAATCGAATGCCTTCAGCACTGAACGGATCTTCAATTGCTTGAAGGTACGCGTTCGTGTTGATGTCACGAGCTTTCATAGTGTCAACTTTCCCCTTATGTATTCCTTGCTTCTTCATATTCTTACTCATAGTACCGTTTATAAAGAGTTCCCAACTTAAACTCCCCATTCATTTCCGACTTATTTAACGTCGCACCGGCTACGACGGTTTGTGTTTAGGCTAGCGCACCTACCGCTGCGGGTGAAGCAGTAGTTTCTTGCCAGATCCGGGGATCCGACTGCCCGACAACGACACGAGCAGCCACCAATCCTTTTCTCAACGCCAGAAGGAGCTTCTGATACTGTTCTGCACCACGTAGTTCCTGTAAGACGCTAATCAAAGCTTCATTCAGGTACTTGTCTTGGTAACAGAGACGCAATAAAAGTTTCTCTGGACGACTGCTCTGGCATTTGCACGCCAACGCAATCGAACGTTTCGATAGGAAATCCGGACCCGAGTTGGGTACAGAAAACACTAGCCCAGGCATATACAGCGCGTCCCCTAGAAACGCTGTATCGTCACCGCAGTGCAAACGTTGTTTGATGTTTTGCTCTAGCTGATGCGGTGCGGCCTGCGGATTGTGGTAGAGGAATGCGGCATCACGCCACAACGCCAAACGAACTGTCGAAGACACCTGCGTGTCCACGATGCCCGAAAGCGTTCCCCACCCATTATATGGGTATATAACTCCTTTTCCATTTTCACAGAGCAGAAGCTTAACGATAGGTTCGACATACGTTTGGCGGTAGAGCAGCCGCAGTTTTAGCGGATAAACTGCATACTGTTCCATCACCAAACCCCCATAAGCTGTTAGTTGCGGATGGCAGTTAGCATCCATTTGACTTGCATCATCTGCTTGCACACTGCCCTGTTGCTTCAGCCTTTCGACTGCGTAAACATAACTTTCCGGAGTGTGTCCCACCAACATGCCCCCTTGCCCATAAGAATGCAAAGCACTCATCAGAGCTAGGAGTTCACCGTAACAGTAATGCATCACAACATTGTAATGCACGGGCGCACTTGCATACGCTCGTATTTTACCGTCACGGGACCGTTCACGTTTGTGGAACTCTTTCTTTAACTTCACAACAAATACGGGGGTGTAGTCAAACTCAATTACACCATCAATCCTACGACAACCACAAGTCGGAGAATACCAGTGACCTGTTTCAAACCAATGCTGCGCCACGAATAGCACAGCAGTTTCAAGTTCAGGAGCATCATAGGTTAGCCCAAACTCGGTGCCCCAGGGAAACCCCGGGGAAGCCTCGTTCGAGCTTTCCTCTGTTGCTCGCGATACAGTCCGATAGGCGCGTTGCCAAGACATCCCTTCATACATTGCTGCATTCTTTGACATCTGTTGCCGTATTAATAGACAGCGCACCTCTGTAGCCACAGCCAGAAAACCAACTATTTCCGGGTCTAGCTTATTACAGTCACTTACTAACCATTTAGACGCATTCAGTTTCAACAATCTTTCAAATTGCTGTTGATTGCCAATTCCTTCAAACGTCCAACAGTACTTCTCCATCCCTTCGACCAACCTTTCAACCGCGGCCGGACCATGCTGCTCTTCCGTTATCTTCAATAACATATCATGAACAACTTGGTTAAGCTTTGGATGTTTGGTTAGTGCGTAAGGATATTTGTAACGCCCTGGGGCACAAACCCAGGGCACTACTGGAAATCCAGCGAGGCAAGTTCCTCGTCCCATCTCTCAATCAAGGAAAACCCGTTCCTCAATACCTTGCCCACATTGATCCCCACCAGGACACCGCCCGTGGTGTACACGGGACACCCACTGTATCCAGGTTTTGTCGTATCACCGTTTGACCACCTGATCGTCACAACAGCATCATCTACTGCCACAACAGTACCAAGTAGTATTTTCTGGTCCAACTGACAGGCCGCCAACACTACGTGCAAAACAACTGTTTCGTTCAACTGAATATCACGTGCAGTTGCCGCAGTTTTGCTGGCAGCCCCTTTGATTCGCAACAAGGCCACATCACGTTGATCACTCACTTTTGACTCAACAAGTTCAACACTGTGAGTGTAGCCTTTTGATTTAACAGAGCACGGGAGTGCAAATCCTTTGAGGTTTAAAACGTGTTTTGGGACTAACACGGCATGACCTATTATTACACCATGGAACAACACATTTCCACAATAGGCCACGGTCCTCTCGAATTTTGTCAGATCTATGGATTGCATTTCTACGTCTGACTTTGACTCAGGATTGACGACTGGTTTCTTCGCGCGCTTGCGCTCCTGCATAACATGAATGGTAGCAGAAGCATTCGGCGTGTCATCAAGAACTATCTTATTCAATAAAAGCGGGGCCACCACTTCATACACTTCGTAGTCGTCCTTCTGACATTCCACGAGTGTTTCAACGGTAGCCCACACAAAATGTTTGTACAAGTAGCCCATCAAACTCACCAACTGCTTCCGATTAGCCGCATCATGCTGTGCAAGATCGTATAGCACGTTGCTCCTTCGCTTGAGCTCGTCAAGATCATCTGGTGAGATATCGCGAGGAGCTTTATCCAGCACCTGCCTCTCGACCTTCAGTGATTTAATGATCTCCCTAGCGGCGTCGATTTGTTGTTTCGGCGTTGCGCCAGGATGATCCTTCAACCACTTCTTCATCAGTTTATCTTTTTCCTGTTTCATCAATCTATCAGCTGGAGGCTCGCGTGGCTTCTGCGGTTCGTACTTTTTCTCGACGACTACAGGTGCCTCACGAGCTACCGGCTGTTGATCAATGGCGACCTTTTCCTCAGGTGGCCGCTCCTGCTCTGTTTCACTTGTGTTATTGCGAAACCACTTCTCCACTTGTTTCGCCAGGTCACTTGAAGCTGACTGACCGAAACGTTTTGCAACTTCTCGGCCAACAACCTCTGGGTCTTTAGACCTAGCGATCGCTTGGGCATCTCGCACCTTAAACCACATGAACGCGGGTTCGTCATTTTCTTCATACACAATATGATTGCGCATGAATCTAAAGCCATAACCATCGTTCTTTGCAGTCCCAGAGGCGCGTTTGAGTTCGTCGGAGTCATACTCTGATGCTTTCGAAGGCATAAGAAAATCTTCTTCGTCCTGCAAACCTTCGACAATTGCCTCATACGTCTGATGAGGTTTGACGACGGTATAGGCGAATGAATTCGTGGAATAAATCACTTTCTTCCCGGCTTCATCGCCTGCATAACCAATAAACTTCCTAACTCGCGCTCCGTAATCCATACGAAACAGGCCTAGTAGTTTTGACAAGCCTGAAGGTCCAACCGAACGGTCGAACTCAGGTTCTTCAGAAACCAACCTTGCCACGCTACGTTTGTCACGGCGCACGGTGTGCCCTTGCAACTGAATTGCATCAAAAGCAGCTGCTATTGCGTCTGGTGCCACAAGCACAGCTGCCGCATAATAACGTTGCCGATTGAAAGAGAGACTAGGAAAGACTGCAGTCACGATTTGTATAGCGCGTGTCTCTGCCTTACAGGCATTAACATCACTAAGCGCATAATTACATCTCGCGATCACAGCCGTAACCTCGCCCCCCCTTTCGACAAGTACTCTGCGTATTTCTCCTTCAAATGGGCCCGTCACGATCTTCAACAGTGCTTCCACTGCTGTTGGCCGCAACCGAGCCCGGTCAAAACACCATAAGAAAAGAACTATTAGTAAGTACCATCCGTGTTTTGTCAAGGTGCATACATCATACACCATCAACATTATGTACATCCACAACAATTCGCGCCGGAGCCATCGGCGAGGCGTGAAAAATACGGCCACAATGCACATGAAAAGTAGATACAAAAGCCACTCGATGGTTAGATCGACTACAATAGTATACATCTCAAAACCACAATAGGAACCGAGCGCGCGCAAAACCAAGCGAATAAGAGAGACATGAAACCCTCCACTCGCCGAGTATTTGTACACGTTCGGTCCAAGCATATCGTAATCTTGAGCCCACTTTTGCACCCAATCGCACCAACATTTCCCGTACACTGACCAACACGGCCGCATAAACACCTCTGGTGTCTGCCCTACGCCAGCACGCGCAGGTTCGACAAACCAACGTAAAGTGTGTCCAGTCGAGGTGTTACCCATGACTGTTACGCAGTTCTTAACGCTGCCGTTTTGACAGCAATAAGTCCTGTTATCACCCATGGCAACATCAAGACATGAATCTCCAACACTGAAAATAAATACCAATACAAAGAGCTTAAAACATGAAGTTGTATCCATG